TAAGATAAAAGAATTCTTCGAACAGTTCCAACAGCTCCCATCATGGTTCACAAACCTGTGGATTCTTGTCGTAGCTTCGATATATGGAATTAAGGGAACACAAATTTTTAGAAATGGTAAAAAATAATTAGAGAATATTTTGACAATATTTTTCTAACCATTCATGTATAGGAAGTAATTTTCTTTTTGCTTCTTTGACTAAAGATGTATAGAACATTCGTTCTTCTCGACTACGAGAGAAAGCATCTTTCATAACTTTCTCATCCTCTACAGGAAGAGTAGTTATTTCTGTAATCAACTTCCCCTCATTATCTAAAATTACTTTATACGAAAATATTGTAGCTTCCCTCTTTCGAGTTGCCATATTTTTTTCCTTTGCGATTTAATTATAAGAAGCAGTCCTAGTACAAACAAAGGATAACCAATAATAAAGATTATGATATTTATTAGTTCGTAACTTATTCCTAAAGCTTCTGCCCAAATTTCTAGTAACTCTACACATTTGTAGAATATTTTATTTACAAGATTATTCAGTATCGTCAAAGACATTTGACCAGTTTCCCTTCACACTTGCTTTAGTATATGCTGAAGCCCTACCTTCAAAAAAGTTTTGGTGTTCAACTCCAATAACTTCATCCCACCAAGTCAAAGGATTATCACTAATACCAAAATTAGGTTTCAAACCTAGCTGAAGCAGTCTTCTATCAGCAATATATCTATTATATTTTTTCATTTCTTCTAAAGTTAATCCTTGAACATCTCCCATTTCAAACACTAACTCTATAAATTTATCTTCATGTTCAACCATTTCTCTACAGATATCATACAATTCTTTTTTAAAATCATCTGTCCATATCTCTAAGTTTTCTTTGATAAGAGTACGAAATACTTTTGTCATTCCTTCCACATGTAAAGACTCATCACGAATACTGTAGTCAACAATCTTACACATTCCCTTCATCTTATTAAATCTTTGGAAGTTAATTAATATAGCAAAGCTAGAAAATAATTGTAGTCCTTCTGTGAAACCAGAATAAACTGCCAATGCTTTAGCTATATCTTTTAAATCTTTTTTTGTTTTAATCTCTCCAGTTTTAAACTGATGTATGTAATCATGTTTAGCTGACATCTCTTCATACTTAGCAAATGCTTTGTACTCAGACTCTGGCATACCAACTGTATCTAACAGTAAAGAATAAGCATGTTGATGTATTGATTCAATGTTTGCAAATGAACCCATCATCATTCTTAGTTCTGGTTTTCTAAACATAGGTATATACTTTTCATAGTAACCCGCACCTACATCTACATCTGATTGTGTGAACAATCTAAAGATTTGTGTTAATAAATTTTTTTCGGATGGTGAAAGTTTTTGATTCCAATCCTTTACATCCTCGTGCATTGGTACATCTTCTGGTAACCAATGTAACTGATTTTGTATTGTATAGTAATCGAATGCCCAAGGGTACTCGAATGGTTTGTAATAAGTTCTTTCATCAAATATTGGACTTAAGCTTCGCATGATAAACATTCCTCCTCTGTTGCTTCTTGTTCTAGTCTAACTCTTTTTACTTTCATGTTTATATTCTCTGCACTTTTACCCTCTCTACTTCGTAGATAGTACAAACTCTTCAATCCTTTTTTCCAAGCTTGATAATGTACCTTATTAGTATATCTTAAAAAGTTATCATGCTCTTCTTGTTTTGCTTGTACTCTTGGTGCAACAAAGAATAAGTTAACTGATTGTGCTTGACAAATAAATTCTTGTCGTTTAGCTGCATGTTCAATAACCCAGTTTTGGTCTATCTCATCTGCAGTTTTAAAAACATCCTTTTCCAAATCAGTTAGAAAGTCAAGGTGTTTTACTGAACCAGTATTCTCACTAATACTTTGCCAGATTTTATCTTTGAAATGTTGGTAATCACTATCATATTCTTTTTGTAGTTCCTCCGAGTTGTTCCATTTCTGTTTAAGTAAATTGTGAAGTTGTCTATTCCTTACTTGGAATGAACCATTTAAAGTTTTATGTATAAATACATTTGCTCTGATTGGTTCGATTGAAGGACTAGTTCCTCCACAAATAATTGATGATGTAGCATTAGGTGCAACAGCTAACAAGTGTGCGTTACGCATTCCTGTTCCTTCCATGTCTGGTGCTTCACCTCTTTCTTCTGCTAACTCCATAGAAGTTTTATTAGCTAACTCTTTTATCTGTCTAAACATTTTTAAGTTTTGACCTGTAGCTATTGGTCCTTCAAATGGTACATTTAATTTTTGTAAATAAGTATGGAAACCCATAGCACCCAGACCTAAACTTCTTTCTCTGTATGCACTATATCCTGCTTTAGTAAATCCTTCCATACCTTTTTTAACTTTCATATCTAATACATCACCTTTGAAATCGTATGAGAAATCATATGTTGCTTGAATAAAATGTTCAAGAACATTATCTAACATTCGTACCATGTCTGGAATAAATGTAGATGATGTTGACCACTCATCATACTTAGCAAGGTTGACACTTGATAAACAACAAACTGCTGTTCTATCTTCATCTGTAGGTAAAGTTATTTCACTACAAAGATTAGATTGTTTAATACTTAATCCTAATTTTTTCTGTGTCTCTGGCAAACTTCTATTCGAAGTATCTACAAAATGTAGATAAGGTTCACCAGTCTCATGTCTTGTTTCTAAAATTAATCTCCACAATTCTCTAGCATTAATAGACTTCGCAACTTTTTTAGAATGCGGGTCGATAAGTTTCCATTCTATATTCTTAGATACAGCATTCATAAACTCATCAGTAATATTAATACCATGATGTAGGTTAAGACATTTCCTGTTTGCGTCACCACCAGAAGACTTACGCATAAATAAAAACTCTTCTATCTCTGGATGAGAAATATCCATGTAACAAGCATAGCTTCCTCTTCTTGTTGTTCCTTGATTGAATGCTAACATCTGACTATCAACAACTCTCATAAAAGGTATTGACCCAGTTGATTTAGAACCATGAGAAGTAGAAGTACCATCACTTCTTACATCACCCCAGTACCCACCGATACCACCACCATTACTAGCTAACCAAATGTTTTCATCATAGTGAGAAGATAAACCACCTCTACTATCGGGAACATAATTTAAGAAACAAGAAATAGGTAATCCTTTTTTTGTACCTGCATTAGAAAGTATAGGAGAAGAAAAACCAAACCATAAGTCACTAGCATAATCATAAATTCTTTGTGCCATATCCCAATCTGTAGTACCTCTATAAGTAGAAACATATTTTGCAGCACGAGCAAATGCATGTTGCGGTGATGTTTCGTTTTTATCTAAGTATCTATCTTGTACTGTTGCTATACCAAATGGTGTTAAGTTATTATCTTTTTCTAAATCTATTTTTACTTTCATTACTTTCCTTCTTTCTCTTTACATTCTCCCGCTATTGACATGTATGCTGACGCATCTATATAAGTATCTGGTTTCGGGTCACCAAACTTTGCTCTTGCAATTTTTAATAATGTCATACATATTGCAACATCATGTCCTGTAATTGGTATGTCAAAATATGCTGACCAAAGTTTAGCAATGTTTTGATGATTGATTACTTTGTCACCATAATCATTTGCTCTTGGTCCTGTAATTAATTTAACTGCTGTCTCTAAATATTCTTTAGTTATGTTTTTTGTCATCTAACATTTCTCCTATCATTATTTTTTCAAATTCTCTCATGCCTATATAAGTAGCTAACTCTGGATTCTTTTTAGCAAACCAAAAAGTACCTTGTGCTAAAGTCATTACTTGTCTGTCCCCTTCTACAAGATTAACTAATTCAATGTCAATCTTTTTTGTTTTACCTATTCCAGTAGGTGTAAATACTATGTATGCTTTACCGCTTTCCATTCTTTGTCATCCATCCTTTCGGTATAACCTTGTCACAAAATTTAATCTTATACTTAGTACACCAGTCAGCATAAGTTGTTTTTGAATTTTTATTTATCTTTACCTTTGCGTTCTGAAAACAGATACGAATATCATAGTCACCCATACTTTGTAAGTACAGATGTTTTTTTCTGTCAGCTAAAGTAAATCTACCCTTTAACTCAACAAAGATATTAGTATGAGGAAAATACAAGTCGGGAAGATAAGTCCGAAGAATAGCCGGTTGAACATAGTTTATCTTCTTG